TAAAAAGCCCCGCCTTGCGACGGGGCGGAAACCTGCGGGGCGCTGGGGGTGAGAAGCCCAGCCCCCGCTTTTCTTTCAGCTCAAGCTCACCCCGTACTTTTCCTCTATCGCCGCCACGGCATCCGCATACGACTCCTGCGCCTTGGCAAGCGCCTTGGCGTCTCCCATGATCTCCAGGCGCGCCCGTAGGGCCGCCGCCTCCTGCTGGGCGGCCACCTGCGCGGCCTGTGCCTCAGCGGTGCGCTGGTCGGGGTCGAGGGCTGCCACGCGGTCGGTCTCCTGCTGGGAGGCAATCTCCTGCGACTGATCCGCGGTGGGGGTGAGCACCGCGCCCTTGGGAAGCTCATCGCCGAGCTTGGCTACCGTTGCCTTCCGCCACGGGTTGGGAAGCCAGTACTCGCGCCCTCTGAGGTCGGTGATGTACTCCCCGCTCATGAGTAGCGCCCGGCCGTCCCCGCGTGCGGCGTGTTTCGCCTGAAGGGATGCCGCCGCATCGTCGGCGATGAGGTCCTCGCCCTGAGGAGGGTGAGTGTACTCCGCCTGCTCCAGGAACAGAGCCGCCCGGCGCGCCTCGAAGGCGGTCACCAGCGGCGTGAGCTGCTTCACGAGTTCCTCGGCCTCGCCCAGGTGCATCTGGTACTCCCCGTTGTAGCGCGCCATGAGCTGCGGGTTGCCGGCCGAGAGCACCTTTCCGTCAGGGAGGATCACGGGCTCGAACTTTGCGGCCGTGGCCAGAGCCTCGGAGGCTTTGGCGCGCACCGCGTTGATCTGAGCGTTCAGCGCGTGCATCTGCTTGGATTCGTCGGTCTCCGCGAGGATGGCCTCCACCTTGCGCCAGGTCGCCTCGGGGTCGATGAAGCCGTGCGCCTCCCCGATTCCAAGGAAGATCTCCCGCCCGTCTACGTTCGCGTGAAATACGGTTTTCATCCTCTCACCTATTCCTTTCTGGCGCCGCTGCGCCTAGTACCTGATCCCGATGTAGCAGGCCATGTTGATCATGCGGGTCTCTTTGGAAGTACGTGGAGCTGTTCCCGTCGAACCGTCCCCTTCGGTTGCGCCACCATCGGTGATAGGGCTGCTGATGGTTACGGCGCTCCACGAGTTGCCACTGCTTGGCGTCAGTTGCCCACCCCCACCTATGCCGGCGACGGTGTTAATAGATCCAGAGAAGGCATGATAGTGCCCCTGCAGCGCGTCCAGTTCGATGCTTCCATTGGGCGTCCCTCCTCCACGCGTTGCACCCAGGGGGTCTCGCGTGGCACCCGTGTCGACGCCGCGGATGGTCACTCCTCGGGCGTCGGGGAGGGTGAGGTAAGCGCCGCTGGTCGAGCGCGTGACGCCGCCGCTGTCCGAGCTGAGGTAGAACGGGACCCCCGCGGTGTTGTTCGCGGCATCCCCGCAGTACACGGCGTTGCAGAGGTCGGGATAGGAGGCCACCGCGATCGTCTGGCCCTGGAGGAGGAGCACTCGCGCGCCTACCGTCGCCGGCGCCTGCGATCGGCACCACAGCACGAGCTCGCCGGGGGAGCTGAAGAGAAGCTGCAGCGCCGTGAGGATCTGCCCCGAGGTTCGCCGCATCGTCGCCTCGCCGGGGGAGGCGTGCAGGAACGCGTTCTCCGCCGCCCATGCTTCAAGCACTCCCGAGGGCGTGAGGCCCGCTCGGTTCATGATGGTCTGGAAGCTTCCCCAGATCATGTTGACCCAGTCGGAGACCGCCGCCGTGCCGTCGGTGGCGCCAGCCCCCGAGCAGTTTTTCGCCGCCACAGAGGGGAATGCCCCCGTGATGTTGGGTATGCCTGCAAGGTCTTTCATGTTTCCTCCCAGGGGCGTTCGCCCCGCCGGTTTTCAGATTCACGGAGGCACGCGCCCCTCCGGTCTTGAGTGTCTCGTATGCTCATGAGAAGCTCACCATCAGCGCCGCCCAGGTATGTAGAGGCTTTAGTCTCATCACGATCTCCACCAGCCTCTGGCGCAGGTTCGCGGGAACCGTTGCCATCGTGAGAGCCGTGATATGCCCCGATCCGTCCCTCGTGGCCGCCGCCGCGAGGAAGAACACGCAGGGCCATGTCGTGGGGTCGCTGGGGCTTGCCACTGTGATCGGCTGGTAGCTGATACTGTAGTACTGCCCAAGGTAGTAGCCTCCGACGCTCCCGCTCCGAACGTAGCCGAGGTAGCTCTCGGAACCCCCGAGGGACTCATAGTTGGGGACCGGAACGTAGGGCTCGCCGTTTACCAGCCACACCCCTCCGCCGGCCGCCACCCCAAGGAATGCCCGCGTGATGCCCCCGGTGTTGTACCCCAGGTACTGCGTGTTTCCGCCTCCGAGGTACATCTGGTAGGTGAAGCCCATGAAGGGACTTGGGTCCACCGGGGGGTCGTTGGCAAACACCATGAGACCGTAGCCGCCGACGCCGAGGCCCGCGTCGTCCAGAGCGCGCTGGAGGGTGTCCAGCGTGCTCTTTCGGTTGCGCCCGTACTTGATGCTGGCAAGGTAGGCTCGGCGCGTGCTCTCGGATAGCTGAGCGTTGGGCGTCACCCCGTACTCGCGCTCCAGCTCGTCGAGGAATGGTGTGCGCCACGGGTCGCGGATGTAGGCAAGCTGCACGATGGCGTCGTGGGTGGCCTGCAGGTTGTCGCCCAGCCCGTCGAGGAAGTGGTCGAAGTCCCCGCCGGGCGCCGGGTGCCAGATCGCCCCCGGCGGCAGCACGGCGTCGAGGAAGGCCCGCATCAGCGTACGCGTGCCGAGGTAGGGGTCAGACATAGTTCCGCCTCATTCTCCATCGAACGGCGACTACCTTGAGCCAATACAGGGGATGGCGGCGCATCCACCTCGAATACGCTGGATTCTTGATGTGGTTTCCGATATCAAGATATGCGAGCGGCGGAAACTCATACATACGTGATGCCCCCGAGCTTCGCCTTCTCCCCGGCGCTCACCGTGTAGGCGCTCACGAACGTGCTCACCGAAAGCCCGAAGCCGATGTTGGCTGCACTGGCCCCGTAGGCCACGAGCACCCCCTGAATGACCTTCGATACGCTGGGGTTGGTGATGCTGTCGTTTCGGCCGAACGAGGGGTCAACGCCGGTGACAAACGGGGTTACGGCCAGGAAGTACTTCGTGAGCGCATCGAGGATGGCCGCCTGGCACTGCGAGGTCAACCCGCCGGGGACGTTGAGGCCGGTGATCTGCACGTAAATCGAGGTCCGCGTGATCGCCTGGACATACAGCGTGCCATCGGTGAGGCCGAGATCCTGCCGCGCCAGTCCCGTATTCGGGTCGGTGGTGATCGCCGTTCGTGCCTGCGTGAGAAGGCCTGACGGTGCGATGCCGTCCGCCTGGATCGTGGGGTCGCACTCGACGTACACCGTGCGCATGACCGGCGAGCTTGTGACTCCCGCCGGGGCCCCGCTGTAGGGGTAGGCGCGAACGACACCCGACACCCCCTGCGCCCACAGGCGATACGAGGCGGCGTTCGATCCGGTGGCCTGCGCCTGCTGGGCGTCCAATACCCGAACCCGGTAGGCATCGTCGGTCTCGGCATCGGCTCCCGTGGTGGTGGTCGATGCCACCGTGGGGATGCCGGTGGCGCCCACGATCTGACCCTGAAGGACCAGCGTGTCGGAGTTGTTGAGATTCCCTGAGGCGCCAGTTACCTGAGCTGTGATCGCCAGCGTCACGGTGCCGCCAGCGATGGTGCCCCCGGTGGTAACGGTGTACAGCGCTCCGTTGGGAAGCCCGATCATGACCGTCCCCACGGAGATCACCGTGCCGTTGGTTCCGGTGAGGGTCACGGAGAGAACGGCGGCGGCCGCTGCGTGGCGCGGGGTGTCGTACTCAAGGCCCAGGAGGTCGAGGTCGGCCCCGCGTGCGGTCTGTGCGAGCACCGCCTTGATTCGATCTGCCAGCAGCTTGGCAAGGGCCGTCTGCCCCATCCCCTGCATGACGGCCACCTCGCGGTTGTACGCCTTGTCCGCCGCTGGGGTGGTCTGGTTCAGGCGCGCCTCCAGGTAGGCGATATTCTGGTCAACCTGTTCCTGCGTGGTGAGGATGGGGATGCTCATGGTGTGCACTCCATGGGAAAGCAGCGTGCCAAGTTGCCATTTTGGGTCGGAAATATATTTTTGCGAAAGTTGTTGACAAACCTAATGGATAGGTTTATATTTGAAGCATGAATAGCGAAAGGAGAAACGAAATGAAGTTCACCCCGTTTACGGTTTCTGTGAAGGATGGCAACGGCTACACCGTGAAGGGCTTCGACATGACGGCGAAGGGCTCCTACGAGCTGGCCAAGGAACTGACCGAACAGGGCTTCGAGGTTCTCCGCGAAAGAAACGAGATGCCGAGGCCCGTGCTGGTGGCATACTGAGGGGAGGACAGCATGAAGAACGGAGACAAGATCAGGGTGCCGAGCGGGAGGATCGAGACGGTCCTCTCCGCCGATTCGGTGCAGGTGAAGACGTATGAAAACCTGACGAGCTGGTACCACCCTACCAAGGTTTTCCCGGTCTACTGGTCGGAGACCTTCAAGCGGTTCGTGGGGATCCCGGAATGAAAGACCCAACCCCCGAGCAGATCCGCAAGGTGATGGCCGCCCTCGGGCGCAAGACGAGCCCTGCCAAGAAGGCATCGAGCGCCGCAAACGGCAAGAAGGGCGGGCGGCCACGCAAGCGCTCATGACTCCGCCTTCACGAGCCGCGCGGCAGCTGGGTCGCTCGCCTGATTGCTCCACAGCATCCCGCGGCGGTCGAGGGTGATCGTCTGCCCGCTGCCCAGTGAGATGGCGATGGCGAGGTTCCACGCCGTGGGATTCGATACCTCCACCGTCACCTCGGGGATGAGGGGGCTTTTCAGAGCGCGCTCGGCGCTCTGCGGGATGCCAGCCGCCAGCGCCTGAAGGGTGATAGATCCCTCGCAGGTTTCCTCGAAGTCGCTTCCGATGCGCTGGCCCGGGGGCAGGAACAGGTTCCCGCACCACCCGGGCCGGGTGAATAGCGAGATGAGCGCCTGATTCTCAAGCCCGCGGTCCATGACCGGCTGCCCGCCCTCGTAGTCGAGGTCAGCGCCGTTGGGAGTGAGCAGGAGCCGCGGGTCGCCGGAGTAGCGGTCAGTCTGCATCTCGCTGCCTCATTCCGCTGTATCCAGTAGCGCGTCGATTGCCGTGGTCACGTTGACCACCGAGGAAAAAAGCGGCGCCATGAGCGCCACGATGGCCGCCGCCAGCGCCGCACTCGATGCCCCGCCCGTGGTGATACTCGACTGCGCCGCAGCCCCCGAGAACGTGTTCAGCGCCTGAAGGAGGTTGTCCAGTTGCGTCCGCAGGTTCTGCGTGGCGTTTCCCAGGTACACCTTGCCGTTCTGCTTGAACTTTACCCTCCCGCGCTTGTTGCCCTGTCCGTCGCTGCCATAGAGCAGTTTTTCCCCAGGGTTGAGGTTGGGGTCCGGCGGGATGTCGTCCTGGCAGGCCACGGCGTACTTCCACCCCGAGGAGTCGATGAGGACCACCAGAGCTCCCGCCGGGGGTGAAAAGTCCTCGCCCGCCAGGGGCACGAGCTGCACCGTCTGCAACTGGGGTCCGATGCGCACCTGTAGAAGCCGCGCCTTTCCGCTTTTTGAGTTCTTCGGCGCTCCCACTCCCAGGAGAGTCGGCTGTCCCTGTGCATCGGTGGTCGCAAGTCCCTTGACTACGCCCACGCGGATCTCGTTCACTGCCACCTCCCGCTCCACGGTTCCCGCACGGGCTGGCCGGTGTAGACCTCCGGCGGGACCAGGTACAGGGTGGCCGTCTGCCCCGAGGCGCTGTGGTCGTAGTCGATCTGGCGGACGAGGAACTTGGTCGCGATGTTGATGTCAAGCGAGGGCGCCATGGCTGTCACGAAGTCGTTGGGGTTCCAAAGCTCCCCCGCCGGGGTGTACCAGCCGATGACCGGAAAGGGGATGGTGAGCGCCTTCACGAGCTGGCGCGATCGGTGCCACGCGGCGGTCACCCCAGCCCCGCCTGCTGCGATGTCGCCCATGATGATGTTCGTTCTGCGGCTGCCCGGCACGCGGTCATCGGTGGCCACGCTGTACATCGCCCCTCCGGTGTCCTCGCTTTCGTCGGCGTCGTACTCCAGGGGGGCCCCGCTCTGCCCATAGACGGCGTAGGTGGAGAAGCGCTGGCGGCCGTCGAAGGAGGCACCCCAGCTCTGGCTCTGGGCGTTTGACCCCGCGATGGCCTGCCGGTAGGCGGCGATGTCCTGCTCACCCAGGGTGGCGACCTCAGGCCCGGTCTTTGCGCCCATGGTGATGAGAAGCATCCCGTAGCGGTCGTTGGTGACCAGTGCCCCCCGCTGGTAGGCGAGGCGGGTGAAAAACTCGGAGTACTTCTCGGTGAGCTGCGTCTGCACGATGTCAAACGGCGTGACTACCCGCGTGTAGTCGGCTCCGGTGAGGATGCGGCTGATGCCAACGGAGATCGGTGGAGTGAGTGCGCTGCCGTCGATGTTCTTCATCTGGCGGCACAGGGTGGAGGCGATGTCCGGCAGGCTTGAGCCCTGGAACTGGTAGCCTGAGAACGGGGGCATATCGCTGTCCACGAGGTCGGCGGTGTACGACGCGCACTCAAGCTGCTTCACCAACCCCTGCGCGGTGAACGTGTTTCGCACCGTGTACAGGCGGCCGGTATTCACCAGGCGAGGACCGATGTAGATCTGCGCTCGCGCGTAGGTGTAGGGGCCGATTCGGCGGTCCAGGTCCTTGTCGCGGCCGGGGATCCATTCCACCTCGCACGTCCAGCCATCGGCTACGGTGTCGATGCTTCGGCTGATCTTTGCGTTGAGGATGGGCACCTCGCGGCCTTCCAGGAGGAAGGTAACCTCGTTTCGAGGCTTGTGGCGAAGCGCCGTCTGGAGCGCCCGCGACTCCGAGACCGCCTTGGAGTTGGCAAGCGTCTGCTGTCCCTGGGCAATGGCCTCGTCGAGTGAGCTCACTGATACACCACCACCTCGCGGCCGGCGGGTAGGAGCACGATGTCGTCACCGATGAGGCCGTTGGAGGCAATGAAGAGGTCGTAGAGGTCGTCGTAGGTGCTGGAGTCCTCGGGGGCGTACTCGGTGATCACGATCTCACCCGGGTGGCGGGGACGGTCGAGGGTGAAGCGGCGCGCCACCTTGAGGTCGAAGATCAGGCGTAGCAGATACTGCAGGCCCATGCTCACCACCAGCGCGAGGTCGGCGTACGACATGCCGTTGGAGAAGTACTGCCCCGAGGCGCGGTTGCCGGCGGTGGCCGTCTGCACGGCATCGAGGGCGGCGGTGATCTCGGTGAACATCGCCGAGATGTCGTTGATCGCCTGCAGGGCCTGGTCGCGGGTGGCAGGCGGGGAGGAGAGCACGCTCTGGATGCACCCGGTGATGGCTCCCGAGAGGAATAGCTCATCCATCGCCGCGGCGTTGGTGGCCGCGACATCGGAGCCGGTGTTCAGGCCCAGGGCGTCCTTGATGTCGTCCACGAACGCCCCGAAGTTGGCCAGTTTCGTGGCAAGGTCCGCCTCGACGACCGCCGGCAGGGACATGATCTGCTGCACCTGCTGGTAGATGTTCACGCCGTCCCACACGGCGGCCTGCAATCCCGCAGTGGCCGAGTTCCACGCGGCGGTAAACTGCGCCTGCAGGTCCGCGCTCTTGCTGATGAGGCTTGCCAGGCCCGAGGACACAAACTTCCCCAGCGCCCCCAGCCCAGCGGCCTGCGCGGCGGCCTGCCCCTCGGCGTCGGAGACATCCAGGGCATCGGTGAACTGCGCGGCGGCCGCTGCGTTGGCGGCATCGACCTGCGCGCTCGTGAGGGCCGCCTGCTCGGAAAGTGATCGCGTGGCGGCGGTGACCGGCACCTCGACCCACGGGCCGCTCACCTGGGTGGCGTTTCCGCTCTCGGTGGGCTGCACCTTGAGGCTGAAGGGTCCAATGGGCTGGAGGGTGAACTGGCCGTAGACGGGGTGCATGATGCCCCAGGGGCCGCGCTGCGCGAGGGCCCGGGCGAATCCCAGGGCCATGGTGTCGTGGTTGTCCCCCTCGAAGGTGAGGGTGAGCGGGAACGCCCAGCCCTTGGCTCCGAGATCCTGCGTGATCGTGCCGTCGAAAAGCGGAGGGTTGAACTGCGGAACCTGCTTTCCGATCTCGATGTCATCCCCGCCCCAGGAGGCAACAAACCGCGTGCCATCCGGGGCCACGAGGGTGATCTGCGCGCGCAAGCGGCTCTGCCAGGGGAGCATCTATCCGCCTCCCATGGCGTACTGCATGCCCTGCGCGCCGGACAGGGAGGGGGCCACGCGGACGTTGCTCGTGGTGCCGGGGGCGCGGCTGTTGTCCACGTTGATGTTGTTGACCACCCGCATGGAGGGTGCGCCTTTGTTGGGGGCCTCGGCGTTGTTCCAGTAGCCCTGGTTGGCGTTCTGCTGTGTCAGGCCCAGCTTGTCGGTGGCGCCTTTCAGCCACGGGGGAATGAAGTTCTCGAAGGATTTCAGCCCGCGGCCGGACAATAGGTCCACCAGCGTGCGCACGGCCTCCACCACCAGCCAGATAGGGGAGGCGAGGAAGAAGATGGCCGTCCGCAGGGCCAGCGACTTGTTGTAGAGGCGGTCGAACCAGTTCCACGCGGCGTTCAGGGCGTCGGTGATGTCGTGCCAGTAGTGGATGATGATGAGCACCGCCGCGGCCAGCGCCTCGATGGCGATGATCACCGCCCCGATCGGGTTGGAATCCAGCGCCACGTTGAGGGCGATCTGCGCGGCCGTCCAGTAGACGTACACCAGCGAGAGTAGCGGCCAGTTCTTGATGAGCCAGCCCGCGGCGTTCCAGAGGAAAAGCAGGAACGGCTTGGCCGCCTGGATGGCGCTTGCGATATTCATGATCGCGTTTTCCACCCGCTGCGCGATGATCTCCTTGTTGGCGGCCACCCATGCAAGGGCCTTCTCGATGTAGGGCTGCGCGGCCTTCATTACGAAACCGAGGACGCTATCCCTTACGCCATTCACATGCTCGCGCAGCACTTTCAGAGAATCGTCGAACTTGTGAGCGGCTTGAATTGTGCTGTCCGGAATCACGTCTGCCGCCGCTTTCATCAGCTTGGTGACACCCTCCCTACCGAGGGCCAGCATGGGAAGGAGGTCCTGGCCGGCTTTTCCGAATGCCGCCACGGCGATGCGAGCGCGTACCTGGGGATCCCGCGTCTTGGAGATGGAGTCGGCGAGGATCAGGAAGGCCTCGCTGGCGTCGTGGGTGGAACGGATCTGGCGGGCGAGCCCCGGCGGGCCGAAGCGCACGAGGTCCATAAGGGTGCCCTTGCCCACGCTGAGGTCGGCCATGTTGCGGTTAAGGCGCTGCAATCCCGTCTGCAGGCCCTCGACGTTGGTGTCAGTGAGCTTCGCGGCGTAGGAGAAGCGCTGCCAGGCATCCGCTGACACCCCGATGATGGAGGCAGTCCGCCCGATCTCCTGGCCTCGGGCGGCAAACTCAGGGACAGCCTCCACGAGCTTTTTCACACCCTCGGCTGCCTTCTCGAAGAGGCGCTCGGCGAGCACGCCGCCAAACACCGCCTTGAAGGATGCCGCTCCCTTTTCCGCCTTGCCCCACGCGCCCTCAGATGCCGCGCCGAACTTCCCCATGTTCATGCCCATGTGGCTGAGAATCGTGGAGAACTTGTCCACCGCGGAGAGCACGGAGCGCACGGCGAAATCAGGCATCTACGGGCCAGCCTTTTTCACGGAGTCCCGCTCGGCCTTGGCCATGAGCGCATGCCAGCCGTCCCAGTAGCGCAGCTCCTCGTAGCTCATCGCCTTGATCTCGGAGGGCTGGACTCTGCGGTAGAACAGGTTGCCCATCATCTGGTGAACCCTGCCTACCCCAAGAGAAAAAGCAGCCCGAGGTCCTCGGCCGCATTGAGGTCCACGCCCCGAAGCTCATGCACCGCCTGCGGGGGGAGGCCCGTGAGGTGCGCGATGAGCGCGTACGCGCGGGCGTAGCGGTCGTCCTGGTCGAAGCCATCGGTGGCCAGCTTTGCCTTGGCGCCCATCTGCGCCCAGTCCAGATCCTTGGTCTCCCCGGGCGGATTGGCAAGGTGCTGGCGAACGGTGAGCCGGTTTCCGTCGCGGACGTTCTCCAGGAACCCCATGCGGTAGAAGCGCACCAGGCGCTCGCAGACCCCCTCGATGGCGGCCTTGGCCTTGCGGTCGGGCTGGGCGTCGATGTCGATCTGGTAGTGCTCGATGAGCTGGCGCACCTGAGCGGTGGCCGCCTCGGGGGAGAGCTTGTACTTGCTCTCGTCTCGGTTCAGCGAAAAGGTTCCCATGTTTCTCTCACCTGTTACGCGGCGAACCGCGCACCTTTCTTCATATTCTCCGATCCCCACATTGGTTTGAGATTCGTCCAATGGGAGGCTACGAAGGCATGCTCTGGATGCTTGTCAACGTCCCACCATGAAAGGGGAATGGTGTGATCAACGTGCCACTCTCCGTAATTCTCCCACGTCATTCCCGGGAGAAACTGCGCCTCGAGGTGATTTTTGAGAAATCCCTGAGAGCAGCCGATATAGCTCCATGAGCGAGAGGTTTTGGAAACGCCCCTCTTTCCCAGCATTCTCCAAATTGCGGAGCGAACTATTTTCTCTTCCTTGTGGTTCCTCTCCCATTCCCTGCATGCCAGGATGTGCTTTCGTCTTCGTTCTGGACTCTGATCACACTTTTTGGCATAGCGCCTTACTTTGTCTGGATTGTTTTTTGCCCATTCTCTCCTGATTTCCCGGGTACGATCGATGTTCCTTTTCCGGCGCAGGTTACGAAGTTCCCTCGTTCTTTCCGGATGTTCCTTTTGCCATTGGGCAGAACGAGTTATGATCTTCTCCCGGTTCAGGAGGTATCGCTCATGCGGGGTCACGGTCTCACCTTCCGTACCTCAGATTTTCAGCCCTCCGCGATTGCCCGGAGGCTCTCCATCTCCGAGAGGCTGCAGGCGATGGTGATGCCGCTCATAGCGCGCACCACCTTGGTCATCTTTCGGTTGTTTCGGCCGCTGGTGGCCACCCCCTCGTTGTCCCACTGGGAGGCGGGGAGGTTCACGTTGGTATCGCCCAGCACCCGGTAGGTCACCCCTGCGATGGACACCGAGAGCGGGGTGCCGCTGTCGTCGGGGGCGGTGCCGGAGAACACCTCCCACTGATTGTCCCGCGGGATCAGGGTGACGGTGAGCTTGTTGTCCTGGTTCTCCCAGTTTTCCAGCTTGATGAAGCCCGAGGCTTTCAGGATCCCCGAGCGGAACGCCGCGGCGAGGGTTACGTCTGCCATGGTGCCCTCCTATGCGGCCAGCGCCGCGAAGCTGATGTCGAAGTTGATCGTGGTGTCGATGATGTTCCCCTGGCCCGAGAGGATGATGGGAATGACCGCGGTGAAGCCGTCGCCGCCGGTTCGCACCTGGATGGGCGGGGAGGCGCTGGACATTCCCGACTTCAGGGCGTTGATGGTGTAGGTGGCGTCTGCGATCCACCCCTTGCCCGCCCACGCTTTGGCGAGTGCTATGTACTCGTCCACCACGTCCTGCACGTCGCGGGCGTACTGCTTGGCCGTGACATCGGTGACCTGGTTCTTGTCTTTGACGATGGCGATGCCGCTCCACTTCGCCCCTCGGAAGGTGGCAAGGTCGCTTGCGATGATGTTCTGGAGCTTCGCCAGGTTCACGCTGTCGCGGTAGCCATTGCTGGTGGAGGGGATGCCGGTGTTGTTGGCGTAGTAGGTGACCACGTTCTGGAGCACCACGTAGCCGCCCTGAACGACGGTGGGAGACAACCCCGCCTTGACCGCGGTGTCGCGGTTGGTGTAGTCGGCCGTCCACATTCCGCTGGGCCCGGGCTCCACGCCCGAGAGCACGATGCCGTCGTACGGACGCAGCGCCGCCTGCCCGGTCCGAGCGTTCACCGCCCCGCAGGCGACGGCCGCAACCTCGCAGGGGTGCGTGCGGCTACCGGCCGCGCAGATGAGCTGGTCGGTGCGGTCGTTGGTGTTGGTGGTGGCAAAGGTGGTGAGCGCACTGGGGACGGTGGCGCTGTTGGTGACGTCGCCCGTCCAGCAGCGGAAGGGCTTTCCAACGAGGTGGTCGTAGCAGCCCGTGGGGGGGTCAGCGCTGGCCAGCCCGTTGTAGGTGGAGACCGCGGTGGTCGTGGTCTGGTCCTGCGCAGTGGCCGCCGCCGTGGTGCCCGTGGCGAGGTAGCCGTGCACGAGGTCGGTCATCCACTGGTTTCCCGGGAGGTTGTTGGAGTTCGTCCCGGTTCCAAGGGCGTTCAGGGCGTTGGCGATCGTGGGGACCCCAGTCCCGCCGGTCATGGCGGTCACGGTGACCCCGACGCCCGCGGGGAGGCTGTCGCCGGCCTGGATGTTCACGGCCAGCGGGATACTGTTGCCCCAGGGGCCCTTGGACTTCGAGGTGGTGGTGACGTTGGCCGTGCCGCCGTTGGATGCGGTGATCGGCGCGTGGCTGTCGGCGGTGATCGCCGCGGCGATCGCCGTGGCGATGGTGATGGCGCTGTCACCCGAGGCCACCGAGACCGCATAGCGAACGCCGTCCACGTAGATGGCAAGCGTGCCGGCAGCCGTCGAGGGGCCGGTGACGGCAAACCCCGTGGAGGTGGCGGCGTTTCCGGCGACTTCTGCCTGCGGGATGACGTACACCCCGGCGCCACCGGTGCCGAGGCCCGCGAAGACCCCGATGGCCAGGCGGTCGAGCATGAAGCCTGCGCCGAACTTCAGGGCCACCGCCCCCGGGCTGGAATACGGCCCGTAGACGGTCTCCGCGGTGATGGAACCCGCCAGCGAGGGGTCGAAGGTCCCGATGATGACGATGTTGCGCGCCACGTCGTTGGCCACAGGCGTGAAGGAGGTGTTTTTGACTCCGGCGCCGCGCGCGACGGCCAAGCTGCTGGAGAGGATGGGCATACTACGGGCCTCCTGCTTTCGCTCCCGCCTTGGCGGGGTCCGGGCTTGCGCCCGTGGGATCGCTTGTCACAGAAAGGGATACGTCCACCGCACCGGCGCCCGCCGGGGTACCGACCTCGCCGGCCACGGCCTCGGTCACGGTGCAGGTGTAGTCCATGGTGCCGGAGAGCAGTACGTATTCGCCGACCGGCGGCGGGGACTCCTTGTTGATGTTGGAAATCCAGCGGTCTGAGATCTGCACGCCGCCGAGCGTCTGCGAGTTTCGCGGGTCCATGAGGATGCCGAAGAGGATTCCCGAGAGCTCGTCCCAGCGGATATCCGCCTGGTGGGCGGCGCTGTCGGAGGCGGCAAGCGCAGATGCAAACGCCTGCGGGGTGGCGTTGGGGTCCATGAGGATGCGAAGGTCCGCCGAGGCCTGCGCTGCGAGCTTCAGTTCCACCTGGAAGGTCATGGCGTGGCGAAACGGACCCTGAAGCCAGCCCGAGCGCGCCTTATCGAGTTGGCCGCTTCGGTAGAACACCGTCACGTGGCGAAGGTTTCCCAGCAGGCTCCCGGCCTCGTGGCTCTGCCGCTGGAAGCCCTCCACGGAGAAGCGCCCCGCGGCGTTGGCCTCAAGGAGGGAGAGCAGCGCCTCGCGGATGATCGGCGCGCGCCAGTCGGTGGCCGACGGGGTGCTCATGCCTGGCCCACCCATTCGTACCAGATCGATATCCAGAGCCACGCAATGTGGATGTTCACCCCGTGCTTTGACTTGTCGTCATAGTACCAGGGCGAAAATCCCCATTTCGCGGGCTTCTGGAATCCGACCTCGATCCGCTTTCGGTAGCTCATGCCTGGCCCACCGCCTGGGGGAAGAGGCGCACGAATCCGATGGAGTCCACGCGCTCGGGGGCCCGGGTGCGCCCGTCGATGAGGAAGCGCTTGAGCGTCGGGTCAGCGGGTGAGGTGGGGATCATCACGAACCACGGCTCGTCGGCCTTGGGCACACGCGAGAGCGAGGACAGGCGCAGGATCACAAGCGGGCTTTTCACCACGATGATCTCCCCGCCCGGGCGCTCCTCGCGGTAGTCGTACATGACCTTGCCCAGGAGCGGGCCGCCGTGCAGGGAGGTATTGATCACCACGCCATCGGGGGCGATGAGGACTATAGGCGCGGCGAAATCGCTTTCCAGAGTCGCCGCCAGGTCCTGCTCGAGCATCGTCCACGCCTCGCCGGCCACGTTCTACCCCTTGGGCTTTCCGGTCTCGCGGATCTCGCGCGGCGCCGGGGCCTGCGCGGTCTTCAGCGGGTGATCTGCGGGAAGCGCGGCGAGGATCTCCTCCGGGAGGGTGTCGCCCGGCGCAAGGTGCAGGCCGTTGCCGTGGTAGTGGACTCCCTCGGGGAGTTTCATGGCCTACGACCTCGACGGGCCTGCGACCGGCGGCGAGGGGAGCTTCGCGGCGGGGGCTGCGGTTCCCTGAGCCTCGGCCTTTGCGGCGGCGGCGGCGTCCAGGGCGGCAATGCCTGCGCCTGCGGTCACGCTGTCGGCCATGACCTTCGTGACGTTGGCCTTCTCCGAGGCGCTGGCGGCGCCCTTCGGGGAGGCAGGGGCGTCCAGGGCGGCGGCCTTGCCTTCCTTGATCAGCCCGGCGATGCGCTCGGCGCCGAGGGCCGCAAGGTGCTCGACGTCCTTAACGATCTCCCCCGGGGCGATGCTGGCCAGGTGCTCGATGGATCGCACCACCTTCTTGGCCTCGTCCAGGGTGACGCGCTCGACGTGGAGGAATCCCTCACCGAGCCATCGGAATGCGCTGGGAGCTTTGTCTGCCATTTCTCACCTCTCACCTTCGGGGCGGAAGCACTGCCTTGCCTTCGCGCAGGTAGCGTTCCGCCGTGACTGAATCCACGTAGATCCGTTCTCCTGGACCGGCGACGGGGCGCCCGTTGTCGTAGAGCACCCCGTCC